TTATTTTATTTTCCATGTTAGGCTCCTTCCTTCACGTATTTTGCGTATTCCTCTAGTGGCACCCCTAATTTCTTAGCGATAACTACCTGCGATTTGGTGAGTTTCACAGACTTGCGTCCACCTGATCTTCTGCTAACAGAAGCTACGTTTTGGACGGGTGCAGCTTTTGTTTTTTCTTCAGTAGAAGATTGAGCAAATTTCTGAGGGAAATACTCCTTCATACGTTTGTTGATTTGATTATAGTATTCGTCAGTCTCTGCGTCAATTCCCTGCTGTACTAGATCTTCATGTATTCCCATTGCAGCAGAAGTAAGGACTCTATCTGTACCAAACCACTCATTATCAGTAGCCCATTCCTGAGCTTTATGGCTAATTTGTGGTTTTGCAGCTACAGTCTCTTCTTTAGGTCTTGACTCAGCTTCTTTCTTTTTCAATTCCTTTTCACCTAAAGACATTGAAACTTTTTCTTTCTCAACAGCTAATTGTGTAAGCTTATCGTTAGCTTCCATAATTTTATCAGCATCTTGAGATTCTAATGCAGCTTTTAAACTTACTTTTGCTTGTTCTCTTTCTGCATCTACTCTAGCACCATACTCTTTGAGATAATTTGTATCCGTCTCTTCAAATTTTTGCTCAGTAGTTTCGTACTTACTTTTAAGACCTTTAGCATAATCAACTGCAGCACGTTCTCTTCGTTCTGCTTCTTTAATTTGATATGTAAGTTTCTTAATTCTTTTTTGAACCTTATCAGAATAATCTTTTAGACCTTCTTCGTCTTCAGTTTTTTCTTCTAATTTAGTTTCTCTTTCGTTTTCAAACGTCTTATCTATTTCTTTTTCGTTTGAATCTGATTCTTTATTTTCTTGATTACTGACATCTACATAACCTAAGTCAACGTCTTCCTTTTTTTCAAATTCAGCATTGCTTACATTAGGTGCATCAACAGTAATTACTTGTTCTTCAACGCCATCTGTGTCTAATTCCACATCTGGACTTTTATTTTCTTCAGCCATTTTTCCTCCTTAATAATGGTGCAAAATATCGGCTGGATTAGAAATAGTAGAAATAACTTCATCGTCATTCAGTACCCTTACTTCACCACCCTCAATTTTGAATCTTGAACCTGCATACCTACTAAAAATTATCCAATCATTTAGTTTGCACCAAGGCCCTTTAGGAAATTTATTATCATCATGATAACAAAGATCTCCCATTTTTAGCACAAGACCACAGACAGTTGTCATCTGTATTGTTTCTTGTGTTGTGTCAGATAAATACAGACCGCCTTTAGTCTTCTTTGGCCCTGCATATGGCAGTACCAAAATTCTATAACCAGTAGGTGTCGGTAATTTATCTAAGGTTGATTTATCGATCTTTTTAGGATCAAGGACTGTTTCTACTTCATCACGTGTTTTATACGCGTCTAGAAGTGCTTCAGTCCGTTTCGGTGTCTCCGTGGACTTGTTCATCGTTATACTCCGTTTTTGACAGCAGGTCTTTTATATCCTGTTGCAGATCTTCTAGTGATCTGATTTGACCCCTAACATATTGTAGTTTCTCTAGAGTGTCAACACCATATATAGCGTTTTGCTTGTATCTTTCAAGGTTCCTCGCTATAATTTTTTGTAGTAACGATATTGTATCTATATCCATTAATTTCTCTTAAGTATTAATTTATTTTTTCCTTGTTTTAGCAGCATAAAACCAAATTCATTTACTATAACTTTTAAAATTGTATCCATGTTAAATTTTGGATAGTCATCGAAAATAAATACTGTACCAGGTTTTGATCTTTCAGCAAAAAATACAGCTTCTTTAACAACATCGAATGTTTTATGTGGCCCATCAAAATGAACCAAATCATAGTGATTTATTATCTGTTTTTCATTCCTATAAATAGGAACACCATCTGAAAACCTTTTCATAAATTCATCATCACCCATAGGAAATAATGTAAAATTTTCATAATCTAAATCTTTAATTAATTGCAGCTTCATGCTGTTTGTATAATCACAAGTGTACTTACCTGAATTATCATAATGCTCATAATTTAAATTACCGTAAGGATCTATACCTATATGCCAATGTTTTTTATTTCTAAAAGCATCTAAAATTATTTTAGAACCTTCACCTTGTCTCACACCTATTTCACAAGTAAAAAAATCATCACCTGTCAAACTATCACATGCTAGTTTTAGCATGTCATATTCTATACTATCACCTTGGATCATGTTGGCCTCTTATCACTACACATGTAACCAACAACACGTTGACCTTTGTATGTATGATAGGGTCTTTGGCTAAAAGTATCAGTTTTTATAACAGTCATTTTTATATTGTCTTCATACCACTTATAACAGGATTCGTAAATAAGAATATTTTTTTGTTCTATCTTATTATTACTGACTAAAATTAATAATGTAATAATTAGTTCTTTCACTTATTAAAAAAAGGTATCGTATATTTTACGTTCTGACATTGGTAGGTCTTGGCCCTGCGTTACCTGCTGCTCTTTTTCTGCTGACAGCACTCGCCTTTTGCGACTTTGACATCGCTGTGGCTTTTGCAAGTGGTACGCACTTCGGATACTTCCGACTTGAACCACTGGCAGATTTTCTTCCACACTCTTGAAACTTGCCACCTTTTTTCTTTGCTCCAATATCTACCCATTTTTCATTAAACCATTTTGTAAGTCCACCAGACTTCATTGCAGGAACACAGTTGGGCACCATTCGGTTGCCTTTTTTCTTCATGCCCTTTTGGACATAGCCTTCCCAACATGATCCTTTTTTGTTCATTTTTTGTATGCAGCTTTGTGTAAATTTGAAATTTCTTGTTTGCTAAGTTTATTTCCACCATGCATTCTAATTCCATGAGCTAAGTCTGTTTTTGCATCAGATCTTTTTCCAGCACCTCTAACACCTGATTTCATAATTTCAATAATTTTTCTACCACCTGCTTTTTTATATTGTTTAAAACCATATTTAATTCCCGCAGTAATTAAACCACCAATCATAACTTTCTTAGGCCCCCAATCTTTTTTCTTAGTTCCTGAAGGATCTTTTATTTTACCTGCACATATTTTTGAAGCGTATGCGTTTGCATAAGCCGATGGATATACTTTAAATTTTCTTTTAGCCGCTGATTTGCCTCTTGCACATAATTTTGTCATCTATTTTTTTCCTCCGTTACGGAAGATTTGTGTTCCCTTAATTCCGTATATGGATGCTACGACAAGGATCCACAAATTAGTAAACCATGAAGGAAGCTGAGAGAACATATCAAAAAACAATTTTACTTTGTCCATCGCTGTTGGGTCATCCGATATCACTGCCCAAGCGAGCACCAAAACGGGCAAACTGAGAATTATGAGAACTGCCTCGTCTTTCCAGTCTGATTGTCTAGCCTCTAGCAATTTTCCCTGGTAAGCTTCGTCCCCTCGGGCCATACGTTCAGCATGCATAAGTTGTGCATCTGACATAGCCATCTTAGTTTTCTGCTTATTAGCATAAATTTTACTTCCAGCATTTACTGCAAGTTTAATTGCACTTAACCACATAATATTTCTCCTGTCTTCTAAAACACATATAGTCTATCATTTTATCCATGCACAGAAAAGCCCCTTTACCACAGAGTTTCCACCTGTATGTTATTTTCCAATGTGCTTTTCTTTGTTTACATTCGTAAAATGTTCCACCAAACATATCGTGGAATCTTTTAACCATATCTTTATCAGTAGTTTCTACTGAACAAGCAAAGTATCTAGGTTTTGACGCTCCTCTGCCTTTTGACCAAAGTCCAAAACTACCTTCGCCATCAAAAAGACCTGCTAAAAAAATTATTTTATTTTTTTCGCTTAATTTTTCGTACAAGTTTGTACTTATTACTTGTTTTGATGTCGATGCCTTGGGGGTTTGGGCCTCTTTTGGGTGGTGGGCCATATTTTTTTCCTCCACTTAAGCCTTTCCTGCTCATTTTTGATCTAATTTATCTCTTGCAATATCAAGTCTTTCATCTGATTGTTGATCTTGTTGTGCAAGTCGGTCGTATTCAAAATCTAATCTAGCTTGTTCTTGTATAGCGTCTTGTTCAGCTTTAAATTTTGTTTCTTGAGCTTTTCTTTGTAAATCCATAGCTCTTAAATCAATTTCTTGCTGTTTAATTCTTACAAGTGGATCTTCTTTTTTCTGAGCGGCCATTTCTCCTCTTACAAGCTCTTCAGTTATCTCTGCAGCAGCTGTTGCAACAGCATTATCAAATCTAATTTGAAAATCTTCAGGATTAGTTTGTTGCAATTGCATCATTTGTGGGTCTTCAGCTAACTGTTGCATGACTTCTTGTCTTGCTTTGAATGAAACGTGGTCAGAAACGTGTGCTTGAAGTAAAGCGTACACCGGTGGATTGATTTGAACCATTCTAGATTGCATAAATGCCATGTGTGCAGCAATATGTGCATCGTGATCTTGGAATTCAAAAGCAGTTGCAAACTTCATTTGTAATGCACGTGCATTTTCTTTTGCAGGATCCATAGGTTCAGGTTGTTTCGGTGGTGGTTTAAGTAAAGTTTCAATTTGTTTTGTACCAAGTGCTTCATAAACACGTCTATATGCTTCATGTAAGTTGTGCATTTGTGGATTTGACTGTGCAATTTGCAATTGTGTCTGTGCTAAAGTCACTCTTTGTGACATAGACATAATATTTGGGTCAGCAACAGGTATAATATCGACTCTTTGGTCAAAATCTGCCGCTTTAATTTCTCTTGGGCCACCATAAACATCGTAAGGATACTCTGGTGGTAAAAATTCACTACAAATTTTACCTAACATTTTAAATTCTAACCTCATTGCATAATAACATCGCTTATGAACACCACTCATTACACGAGAACCTCTCTCCATCATTGCAATTGTAGTACCAACAGCTCTGTTTTGAACATCATTACCAATATTATTGTCTGTAATAGCTGCAAATTTTTGTCCAGCTTGTACAACAAAACCTAAAAGGTTGTATAAAGTTGTGCTTGGCTCTGTAAATGGAAGATTAAAAAACTGATCTCTAATATTTCCGCCTGGTGCATCTACATCTCTAAACTCTCCAGGTTGAATTGGTTGGTCATCATCTCTAACTCTAATCCCTCTAGACTTAAATCCTGCTGGTAAATTTTTCAAAGTACCTGCATCTATTAATTGTCTTAATGTTTGTGTTGCAGCTCTGCTCAAACCACCAATCATATGAGTTAAACCGAATCCATAAAAACCTAAACCAGGTAAAAATTTGTAATGT